GAATGCAGTTGGGCGCAGTGGGACGAGTTCTTGACGAAGGTTGAGGCTCGAGTCGGCGGCGAGGAAGAAATCGAAGAACCGGCAATCACGCCGAGCTTCCTGAGGATGTGGATGGGAAACCCGGATGCCAGTTAACTTGAGAGGCGACAGGGAGCGTGTGCAGCGCGTCATTGACGGACTCCGGCATACTGCGACCACTCAGGGCGCAAAGCCGCTTACGATCGATCCTGTGGACGCTGAGGCGGTGCTGAATGTGCTCACTGGATTGACGAGGCCCATTGCAGGGCAGCGGGGCGACGTCATCGATGGGCGGGATACTTGGGAGCGGGGACCGGAGCAATGACCTTCGCCGACGCCTACGGCGACTCGATCACATTCGACACATCACCCGACGCGAGCGTGAAGTGGTGCGGCCAGCGGACTCGCCCCGAGCTCGACTGCGAACCCTTCGGCATCCCAGGCGAGATCACGACCGAGGGCGTCGCTCGCTACATCCAAGACCTGGACGAGGGACTCGTCGACGCGCAGGTCGTCATCCTCGCATGGGGCGTCAACGACTTGCGCGGCCCCGTTTGGAACGCCGAAGCCGACACCATCGGGCCACTCGAAACCGCAGCCATCGCGACAGTCGCCGCAGGCAAAACCCCGGTGTTCTGGATTCCAACCCCGCAGTTCGGCCCCGACATGCAGCCGAACACGCTGGCTAACGGTCGAGTGCTCAATACCATCGCCCCAGCGCTGCACGATCTAGCGCAGGAGCTAAACGCCCCGATCGTGGATGCGTATTCCGCTATGCTCGATGGCAGAGCACAGCCCAACCCAGAGCTTTACGCGGACCACGTACACCCCAACGCAGCAGGGTTCGATGCGCTCGCGATGGAGGCGGCACTCAGCGTTTCGGAGCCGAGCTTGATCATGATGACCGCAGTCGGCATCTGCGCGGTGGCTGTCATTCACAGGATTAGAGGGAACCGATGAGCCAATCGTGCGCGAAGTGCAAATTCTGGAACAAGACGAGCCGATCGGGACCACAAGGACAGCCATCGACTGGCGACTGCCTCAGATTCCCGATCAAGGCGGTATTGCAAACCCGAAGCGACCGGTGGTGCGGGGAGTTCAAGCGTAGATGGGTATGGAATAGACTTAAATCCTGACCTGTGGCGTAGGGAATAGACCCAAGCTACCCTGAAGACGCAGAGAACCGTCGGGGTAGTGATTGCCAGCGGGAAGACCCTCAAACTACACAGACGAAATCGCCGCAGAGATCCTTACAAGGATAGCTGACGGCGAATCTGTGCTTTCGATCTGCAAAGACGAACACATCCCGTCACGCACGTCTATTTTTCGGTGGAGCATCGGTGAAAACGGAGCTCCCGAAGAATTCAAACACAACTACGCGCAAGCTAGAGAGCAACAGGCCGCCGTCTACTTCGACGAAATCGTCGTTATCGCCGACGACGCAGCCACTACTCTAGCCGACGCTTCCCTAGCTAAACTCCGCACCGACTCCCGCAAGTGGGTCCTGGCCCGCATGAACCGCGCAAAGTACGGCGACCGCACTGAAGTCGGTCTGCAAGGCGGCGAGGGCGACTCAGCCGGCGAGATCAAATTCACTTGGAAGACGAGCGCGGATGATCCCGCTCGCGCCGACGACACATCCACCGACGAGGAGGGCTCTCAATGATCCCATTCAACAAGAGCAAGAAGAGCAAGAGCAAGCAGCCGAAGCGCGACCCGATGCCTAACAAGATCACGGGCGCGGCCAAGAAGAACCGGGATGGGGGCGTCAGTCGCGACCCATTCTCGCAAACGGTCACCGATACGCCGCCCCGAATGGCGCGGCAAGTGAGAGGAAAGTAGCCATGCACAAGAACCCCGAAGGCAGCGTGATGGGAGCCAAGATCCCGACCAACAAGGTCCCAAAGAAGCAAGGCGGCGGCTCGGTGCAGTGTCCTAAGTACGAGACACCGACTGCCAAGATGCCGAACCGGATGCGATAAACCTTGGCAGCGGCAGCCCCCATCACGATCGAGATTCCGTATGAGCCCCGCGCCCAGCAGCGTGAGGTGCATCGTCTTGTCGATGCTCATCGGTTCGGCGTCATCGTCGCTCATCGTCGCTGGGGTAAGTCCGTCTGCTTCGCCAACGAACTCATCAAGCGTGCGCTTGCGACCCCCCGCACCGACTACCGCGCCGCGTTCATCTCCCCCACATACCAGCAGTCCAAGGCCGTCATCTGGGACGAACTGCGGCGCTACACGGCCCCGATCCCGTCGCATCTCTACAAGTTTAATGAGGCTGAACTGCGTCTCGACTTCCACAATGGGGCACGCATCAGGCTCTTCGGTGCGGACAACCCCGACAGGCTGCGCGGGCAGTATTTCGATGACGTGGTGGCCGATGAGATGGACATCGTGAAGCTCGCGACCTTCACCGAGATCATCCGTCCGGCGATATCCGACCGCAAAGGCAAGTTCTACGCCATCGGCACGTTCAAGTATTCCAACGGCGCACTCGGCCAGCTCTACGACATGGCCGACCAGCCCGGTTGGTTCCGACGCATCTACCCCGTCGCTACGTCCGAGTCGCTCGATCCCGCTGAAGTCGAGGACGCCAAGCTCGTGATGAGCCGCGAGGAGTTCGCGCGCGAGTACGAGTGCATCCGAGTCAGCGCAGTCAAGAACTCGATCCTCGGCAAGTACATCGACGACGCCGACTCGGCTGATCCGTCCCGCATCACGTCGGTGCCGTATGACCCGGCGCTGCCCGTGACGACAGCCTGGGACCTAGGCGTAGGCGACTCGACCGCGATCTGGTTCGCACAGCAAGCAGGGCGCGGCGAGGTCCGGCTGATCGACTACCACGAAGCCAGCGGTGAAGGGCTTCCGTACTACGCCAGTGTTCTAAAGGAAAAGGGCTACAACTACGCCGATCACATCGCGCCGCACGACATCGGCGTGCGCGAGCTCGGCACAGGCCGCTCGCGCCTCGAGATGGCGCAGTCACTCGGCATCAACTTCCGAGTCCTGCCCCGCGTGTCGCAGAATCAGCGCAGTGAGATTGACGAGCGGATCGAAGCCAGCCGGATGCTACTTCCCCGCTGCTACTTCGACCGAGATCGGACCGCAGACGGGCTTGAGGCGCTTCGGTCATGGCACCGCAACCCGAACCCAACGACCGGAGAGTTAAACCCGTCACCCGTCCACGACTGGGCGAGTCACGGATCAGACGCATTTGGATATCTAGCGATGGGCATCCGTCAGGTGGCGGACGTTGCGCGTCCTCGGCCTCGCGCAGTGAAGAGGGCGTAAATGGACGAGTACATCGAAGAACCAGAAGACGAATCGTCGACGATGAGCGAGAACCAGATGCTCTCAGTCGTTCGCGATGAGGTCGACAACGCGCTGGGATGGACCGGCACACGACTCACAGCAGCCCGCGAGCGCAACCTAGAGGAGTGGTTCGGCAACCGGCGCGGTGATGAGGTTGAGGGCCGCTCGCATGCCACTAGCCGCGTTACATTTGAACAGGTGGAGCAGATCCTCCCCGGATTGCTCGAAGTGTTCGTTGCGTCGAATGAGGTCTGTCAGTTCCTCCCGCAGTCGCCCGACGACGAAGACAGCGCGAAGGCCGCCACGAAGGCGTGCAACCAAGTCTTCCGCGAGAACGACGGCCTTCAGGTATTGATGACGATGTTCCGTGACGCGCTGATTCAGCGTAACGGCATCGTCAAAGTCACATGGGATGAGAGCAAAGGGGGCTACTTCGAGACGTACGAAGGCAAGACGATCGAGGAAGTCGGAATGCTCGAAGAGGACACGCACTTCGACTTCAAAGAAGTGACGCCTTCAGTCTTCTCAGAGGGCGAACTGGTAGAACTAGACGACGACTTCGACTTGTCGCAGCTTCCGCCCGAGGCGATGGAGGGTATCCGGTTCACAGTGAAGGGCGTGCGTCGCGCTGACGACGGCCGAGTGCTGCTTGAGAACGTGGCCCCCGAAGAATTCCTCATCAACCGGGACGCGCGGGGCATCGATCATCCCACGGCGCGGTTCTTGGCACACCGCATCCGTACCAGCGTTTCGGATCTCATCGCATCGGGCATCGACCCGGACGCAGCGAAGCGTGTTCCTACATCGCAGCCGAGCTCGACCACCGAGACGGCCGCGCGGCTCCGATCCTCGCAACAGGACGGCAACGACTTCGGATTCACTGACCGCACCGACTCGCAGCGGCAGGTGCTCGTCACTGAGTGCTACGTGCTGATCGACTCAGACAACGACGGGATTTCGGAGTGGTGGCGCATCCTGGTCGGCGGTGAGTACGCGCAGACCTTCATTGCAGCGGACCCGGTAGACGGCCACCCGTTTGCGAGCGTGACCCCGATTCCGATTCCGCATCGCTTCTACGGCCTCGCGCTCGCTGACGTGGTGTCGGATATCAACGAGATCAACACGACGCTGTGGCGGCAGTACCTCGACAGCCTCTACTTGCAGACAGACCCGCGTACTGTGGTGCTGTCCCAGGGCGTGGGGGATACGGCCGTTCCGATGGTCAACCTCGAGCAACTCGTCGACTCGACTCCCGGCACCTACATCGAGGAGTACGCACCCGGCGCGCTCCGTACGTTCCAGCAAGAGACGAACGCTGCCGACATCATCCCGGCGCTCTCGATGCACAAGGAAATGCTCCAGTCGCGCACAGGCATCACGCCTGAAGGGCAGGGCATCGACCCGAACTCGATCAACAAGACCGCCTATGGCGTGATGGTGCAGCAGAGTGCATCGGCGCAAAGGGCGACGCTCATCGCGCGGGTCTTCGCCGATACGGGCGTGAAGAAGATATTTAAGCTCATCTACAAGGAGCTTCTCCAGCACGGCACAGAGATGCAGGTCTATGCCGGCGGGGCGTGGGTGCCGATCAACCCGAGCGACTGGGCTACGAACTTCAGCGCGCAGATCTCGGTGGGCCTCGGTCACGGTACGCGCATGGAGAAGGTGTCGAACCTTCAGACACTCGCTTCGGTTCAAGAGAAACTCGCGATGAGCCCAGGCACGGCCAACATGGTGACGCAGGAGAACATCCACGCCACTGCGACGGCGTTGGTCGAGGCGCTTGGATTCAAGGAACCCGATCGGTTCATCACTGACCCGAGTGTGAACCCACCTGAGCCGCCGGAACCGGACGCCGCCGAGAAGGCGATCGAGGCGCAGCAGCAGATCGAGACGATGAAGCTCGAGCTCGACCGTCAGAAGCTCGAACTCGAACGGTTCAAGGCGATGGCGGACGTGAAGGGCAAGGAACTCGATCACGAAGTGGACGTGGCGAAGGTCCGCATTGCAGGCGCGCAGCTCGAGTTTGATGAGCCGTGGAGCATGGACGTAGAGGAAGATCAAGAGGAAGAGGATGTGTCCGAGATCTTGGCCGACATCAACATGGCGATCGAGGATGCAATCGGCGGCGGGGAGGTTCTGCAATGAGCCGTAGTAAGAGCCGCGAGCAGGTCGAAGCCAAGACGAAGCGCGCCCAAGATGCACGCCGGGTGATCGAAGACGGCGTGATAGGCGACGCCTTCCGCGTGGTCGAGCAGACCGCCATTCAACGATGCCGTACCGCAACGTCGGCAGCCGAGTCGTTCAACGCCTCGCTCGTGTTGCAGGTATCCGAGCAGGTGACTCAGCTCCTCAAGGCGTTCATCGCAGACGGAGAGAGCGCAGCTAAGGAGCTCGACCGGGAGCAGCAGCGAATACGAGAGACGCGCGTCAACGAGAACTCGCATGCGAACTACATCAGCGCAGCAAGGCAAGCACGGTCCGTTACGGACAACTTGACCACTGCGATACCAGAGGAACCGAATCATGTCTAAGCATCTTGTAGACGCGCAACCGAAGAACCCCGATCCGGGGATGGACGCACTGATCCGCCATATGGAGTCGACCAACGACGCGGCACCGGAAACACCGGGCGACCCGCTGAACGGCGAGTCGCAAGAGGCAGAAGAGCCGCTGCCTATCCTCGAGCCCGAGGGCGACGACCCGCCACTGGCCGCCGAGGGCGAGGAGTTCGACGAAGACCCGCTCGTTCCGGTGCGCGTGAACGGGATCGAAGAGCAGGTGCCGCTCTCGGAGCTCATGCAGGGCTATTCGCGGAGCTCGGACTACACGCGCAAGACGCAGGGCCTCGCCGAAGAACGCCGTGCGATGGAAACCGAGCGTTCGCAATTGATGCTGGCGCAGACGCAGGTCATCGAGCGTGCAGCGGGATTGGCCGACCAACTCCAGGCCGAGATTCAGAGCCATCAGCCGGACCCGGAAGAGATGAACCGGCTTCGCATCAGCGATCCGGGCGAGTACGCGGCGCGCATGGCCGACCAGCAGCGCCGGCAGGGCCTCTTACAACAGGCGCAGCATCAGGCGTCGGTCTACGAGCAGCAGCAGCAGGCGACTCGAGTACAGACCGAGCGGCAGGCTCTCGGCGACAAGGAAGCCGCATTTTCCGGCGACAAGTTCGACGGCACCTACGCCGAGCTTGGGCGTTGGGTCACAAGTCCAGACGGAGGCGGTGTCTCCGTAGAAGATTGGAACAGGGAATCGGACCACAGACGCATCCTCATCGCCTTCCGTGCTTGGAAGGGGAGTGAGCAAAGTGCGGCTGCAACGGACCGGAATTCGACTGTTCGCGCGAAGGTGGCAAATCTGCCGCGCATCCGTTCCGGCGCTCGTCACGAGCCTGGGCAGACGGAGCAGGCTGGATACGCCACCGCAGTCAACCAAATGAAAGAGTCGGGAACGACGCGCGACATAGCGCGTGCGTTGCAAGCCCATACGGCTCTTCAAAAAACTAGGAGGGGTGGCAATGGCTATCCGTGAGACTTACGTCGCAGGCAGTGGCGGCGACAACATCATCCGAGAAGACCTTTCGGACTTCGTTTACAACATCAGCCCTACCGAGACGCCTGTGCTTCAGGCTGCTGAGTGGACTACGGCAAGCTCTACGATTCACGATTGGGTCGAGGACTCGCTTGCGGCTCCAGCCGTGAATAGGCAGGTCGAAGGCGCGGCGATGGGCACACCGTCCAATATCTCGGGTGGTTCTCGTCTGAGCAACTACACGCAGATCTCGTCCAAGACCTACGGAGTTTCCGGTACGGTCGAAGTCGTGACCAAGGTGGGTCGTGATTCCGAAATCGCATTCGGCCGAGCTAAGGCGATGCGGGAACTCAAGACGGACATCGATCGGGCAATCTGCCAAGAAGATGCGAAGGTCGCGGGCTCGGCTTCTGTGGCGCGTGAGATCGCGGGCTTGCCTTCGTGGGTGCAGAACGCCGATCGAGGCGGAGGCGCGGGTGCAGATCCAGGGACTTTCGATGGTGCTGCCACGGACACAGACGGCACAGGGCGACCCTTCACCGAACTCATCCTGAACAACACGATTGAGGAGTGCTGGGATGATGGGGGCCGACCGAGCCTGCTCGTGATGGGCGGCAAAGCTCGCAAGGAATTCCGAACCTTCGACGGCGTGGGCAACACGGCGGCGAATAACACGACTCGGACGGACCGAGCCGATGGGACTGTGTACGGATCGGTTGATCTCTACATCTCGTCATTCGGGATCGAACTCCGCGCGGTCAACTCGCGGCATCTCCGCAACGTCAGCGGTGCGGCCAAGGACGCATGGCTGATCGACCCGGAACACATTAAGGTGCCCTTCCTTCGACCGTTCCAGATCATCGAATTTGCGAAGACGGGTGACTCGATTGAAGAGCGAGTGCTCGCCGAGTGGACTCTTGAAGTCTGCAACACCGAGGCACATGGCCTCTGCGCGGACATCGACGGCTAAACGGAATGGGTCAGCCCTCTTGTTCTCCTAGTCAGGGTTCAAGGGGGCTGTCTCGGCCCGGTCGTCGCACATAACACACGGAACACGCACAACCGAGCGGAAGGCACGCATGAGCAATCGAGATTGGCAGACCGTTTCGGCACCAGAAAATCCGTTTAAGACGAAGATGCGGATCGCCACGAACGGCGATGTCGAGATCGACTACAACCAAACGAACATGACGGAGATGCTCGACGTGAACGTCGCACTCCAGAACGAAGGACGCCGAAGCTCGGCGCTATGGGACGGCAAGAATCACGTCCACGTTGCCACCATCCCTGACGAGCTCATCCACGCATGGCACCGCGAGGGCATCAACATTTACCGCTGGAATGAGCAGGACCGGGCTCGCGTGATGGCGAAGCTGAACGACCCGGACTTCTCGAAGCTCCGCACAGACGGGGATGCAAGGATCTGATGGCGATCTCGAACTACTCAGAACTCACCGCAGCGGCCTCAAATTACATGGTCTATGACGACATATCGGCGTCGATGGATACGCTGATGCCACTGGCCGAGGCGGTTCTTAATCGAGAGATTCGCATTCGCGAGATGCAGTCGTCGCAGCAGTACGCGGCGCAGACGACGCAGACGATGACGCTGCCCACGGACTTCTCCGAACTCATGAGCCTCTACGAAGAGGGCGAGTCAGGTGGTGCGCTGGAGTTGTTGCCGTCGAAACTGTTTTGGTCTTCACGGGATGCTCGCACAGGGTCGGGGCAGCCTGCGTTCTACACGGTGAGCAATGAGACGATCACGGTCGCCCCGACGCCCGACGCGGCGCGCGACTACACCGTCCACTACTACGCCGAGGTTGCCGGCCTAACCGCTACGCAGACGACGAACGCGATACTGACCAGGGCTCCCGATGTCTACCTCTGGGCGCTGCTATTCCAAGCGGCCGTTCTCGTGGGGGACGAGTCACTCGAGGCCAAGTACGAACGGAACTACGAGCGCGCGAAGACATCGCTGATCGCAGCCGACAGTCGAGCTCGCCACCGGCCCGGATCCCGCATGAGATCGCGAAGCACGCGAGACGGGGAGTTCAAGATTGGCTGAGGTTACCTTCGGAGAATGGCTGCCCGATCAGTCCCGCGTGCATTCGCCCGGTCTTACCCGGTGCGAGAACGTACTCCCCACGGCTCGAGGCTACCGGGCTTGGCCGAGACGCGCGTTGGTGATCGGCAAGGATCCACTCGTGGGCTCGTGTGTTGGCGCATGGTCTGGCGAGAGTCAGTCGGGCGTCAAGTTCACCGTCGCAGGCACCGCAGACGGGGGCGTGAGCGATGGTCCGGCTCTCGAACTGATCTGGGGCGAGGGTGGGGCCGTGTGGGACGTGAGCCCGGTCGGTGCGATCAGCGGGATGGAGGCCACGGGGACGTGGAACTTCACGCGGGTCGGCGACAAGATCATCGCAACGGCGGACCGGATCAGCGAGCCGTTGATGCTGGACATCGATCCTGCGCCGTCTGCATCGACGGACTTCGGGCCGATCTCATCGCACGCAAGCAAGGCGGCAGTGTGCGCGGAGTTTAAGGATTTCCTGATTCTCGGGGACTTGATAGGACGAGGAGATAACGTTGATATCGGTACGGCGGCGAGTGGCATCCACTGGTCTGCGCTAGGCGACCCAACAAGCTACCCGACTGTCGGCACTCAGGCGGCGGCCGACGCGCAAAGCGACTTCCAGATCTTCGGTGGCGAGGGTGGCCCGGTGACGAACATCGTCACGGCCGGCGAATACTGCCTCGTTTTTCAGGATGGTCAGATCTGGCGTATGGATTACGTGGGGAAGCCTGCGATCTTCTCGTTCCGACTCATCAGCCCCTCGACTGGCTGCATCGTCCGAAACGGCGCGATTGCGGCGAACGGCCTGGTCTACTTCATCTCCGAAGACGGCTTCAAGATGTGCGATGGCGCGAATGTCGTCGACATCGGGAACGAGCGCGTCGACCGGACCTTCCGAGCACTATTCGACGTGACCTACTCGCGCAGGATGAGCGCGGCCTACGTGCCGAATTCTCACTGCGTCCTTTGGACGGTGCCCGAAGGCGACGCGGTGCCTACGCGGATCTTCGGATACGAATTCGAGTTGAACCGCTGGTTCCAGATCACCGGCCAGGACTCGTATCAGTGGCTCTTCTCGGCGCATTCGGTTGCGATCGGTGGCTCACTCGACAGCCTACCGCTGAGCATTCAGGACATGGACACGGGATCAGATCTCGCGGTATCGAATCTCGACCTGCTGGGCGTGTCGGATGGCGCTGGGGCGGCTGCGTTCTTCGATAACACGAACTCGATGGCCTACTACAGCGAGAGCAGCGACCCGATGACGGGGGCACTCGAGATCGGTGACTACGAGTCCCCCGATAGCCTTCGCCATATACTTCGGTACGTGGCTCCCGTGTGGGATGGGGTCAGCGGCACGGTTATAGTGGCCGCATCGGGCAGGAACTATATCCCCGAGACTTCCGCATATACGATCCTCTCCTACAACGCGTTTACCGGGCTTGCGCGGCCGAGCCTTAGAAGTAGGGTGGCTGGCCGATACATGCGCGCACTGTTCATTTGTTCGGGTGAGTACGATGAGATCACGGGCTTTAACGTCGGCTTCGTCGATGGGGGGGCTCGCCGATGATCGTACTCGGAGCCGATAAGCCGCCGCAGTCGAACCCCGACAGCGAAGACCACCGATCGCAGATTGCGCGTTATATCGGCCGGATCGGTGAAGAACTCGAATCGTCCTACAAGGTGATCTACGCGGGGTCGATCACGACTACCACGCTGGCAGGCGGCACGATATTCGCGACACCTGGCGCGAAGGTAGGTGATGCGGTTTTGGTGACGCCTAGGGACGCAACCGCCGCCGCGATGGCTGGCGTTTACGCGTTGGCGGCAGACATTGGCGGCGGTGTGATGGGCGTTGCGCTCGGCCACCCGAACCAAGTCCAGACTGGAGTTTTCAACTTGACAGTGGTGTCGACATGACGGCAGCGGTTCCGATTATCAGGACGGCGAAGCTCACGGTTTTGACTGCCAATCAGGCGGTGGCGAACTGGGATGCAATCGAAGGGCTCTTGGCGCAGTCGCTTCGTTATGCGTTGGGCCGCGTCACGATGGACGACGTAAAAGAAGCCGTCGCGAACGAAATGGGAATGGTCGTGATCGGCTGGGATCCGAACGAAGGCGAAGTCTATGTTGCGTTCTACTGCGAGATCGAGTCGTACAAAACAGGGCGCAAGTGCTGGAACATCTCGCTTGCAGGCGGTCGAGAGATCGCGGAGTGGATTCACCTTTGGCCTGTTCTGAAGAAGATCGGGAAAGACCAAGGATGCGATCACGTTGAAATTTCAGGCCGCCCCGGTTGGGGTCGCGTCTTAGGGCTGCGTGAGGCGGCCCGATTATACGTAGAGGATCTGTAAAGATGGCGACAGAAACCAAGCAGAAGACGAAGACCCAAATCAACCCGCTGCTTTCGGAGCAGTCGGGCTTTGCATTGGACGAGTCACGACGCCTCTACGATAAGCGTGCAGGGTCGACAATCCCGAGCCTCTACACGGGCATCTCGGATCAGCGCCAGCAGTCACTCGATCAGATCATGGCACTGGCACAGGGCGGTACCGATCACTCGATCAATAACGCCGCTGTGGCCGAGTACCAGAAGACGCTGAGCGGCGGCTACCTGAACGCGAACCCGTACCTCGACGAGATCGCGCAACGTGCGGCAGGGGCAGCGGGCTCGAGTGCGGCGTCTGGGATGGTCGGGCAGGGCCGGTTCGGAAGTGGCGTGATGGCGAACGCCATGCAAGACGCCATGCAGTCGACGGCGGCCAACATCTACGGCGGCAACTACCAACAGGAACGCGACCGGATGACACAGATGCTAGGCCAGCGTCAGGGACTCGATCAGGGCGTGGAATCTGCGCGCTACCGGGACGCCGATCGAATGGGCGAAGTCGGGCTTGCATACGAGGACGACGAAATGCGACTTGCTGCCGAGCAAATGCGGCAGTATCAGGCCGAGCAGAATCACTTAAATCAGTTCCTCGAGCAGATGCAGGGCAACCCGCTGCGAGGTGAGTCGACAACGAAGTCGAAGACTCTGGCACTTGATTACGGCGCAATGGCGGCCGGTGGAGCAAGCGCACTCGGTGGACTCGCAGGGGGTGCGTAGGCATGGCTGGCAATTTCGGGCAGATGCTAGGCAATTTCGGTAACGACATGATGTACGGGATGTCTGGCTTCGTTGACGGCGCGAAGCTGCCGCAGAACCCCAATAGCCCGTTGGCGTCCGGTCCCGTGTCTCGAGGGATCACTCCGCAGGCAGCAGCACCGCCGCCGCAGGTGCCGTCGCCGGGTGCGGGAATGGGTGGCTTCGATCAGAGCTGGCGTGATCCGATGTCCGACCCCGCCTTCATGTCGGCAGTCGATGGCTATTCGGGACAGCCCAATCCGATGATGGGCGGGCTCCAACGTATGCAGGGGCAGATCCAGAGCGGCCTAGGCGGACTGGCACAGAGCCCGTTCGGTCAAGCGATGGGCTCGGCTCGGGATGCGTTCGGCGAGGCGAGGACTGCGATCGGGGAGAACCCGTTCATGCAGGCGCTCGGATCAGGGCTGCAAGGTGCGGCGGATTATCAGGAGTACGGCCTGCGTGGTGCGCCGCCTGAGATGGGCACGGACGAAGAACTTCAAGAACTGATCCGACAGCTCATGTCGAGAATGCAGGAGCAGGGGTAGCCGAATGGACATGCGAGAGCTTGCGGCAATGTTGGCCCCGAACACGATGGATCAGGTGGATCAGGTCGCCGGTCGGCCGGGTGCAGAGGGCGGTGCATTTGGCGGCCTGTTGGGGTTGCCGATGGCAGCGGCTCAGGATGTGGCTCGGCCCGCTTTGTCGATGGTTGATTCGGGGTTGGGTGCGCTGAGCTCCGGCCTGCAAAGCAACCAGAATATCGGCAAGTTCCTCGGTGCGGCAAACTCAGGATTTGCAGCGGCGAATGGCGATCAATACTACGACGAGCGGAAGAAGCTCTACGGGGCGCAGACTTCCGCCGCTCAGTTTAAGACGGACCAGTCGGCACTGTTTGGTGCCGCTATGGAGGCAGTCCGAACGGAGAACCCCGAGTTCAATCCGCTGAACCCCGAGCACTTCAGTGCTGCCCTGCCGACTATTATGGGCATTGCGGGACCAGAAGCGGCGATGCAATTCGCGAACCAGTTCGATCCGGCGAAGAATATCATGGACAAGAACAAGCTGGTCGAGCGGGTGCGGACCCGGTACGACGACGAGCAAGACCAGCTTCGCTCGGTGCGCCTCGAGTTCGACAAGATCATGGCGATTGGGGAAACCTACGCCGGCCCGGAGGCTCTCATCGTGAGCTTCGCAAAGTTGCTCGACCCTGGGTCTGTGGTACGCCCGTCTGAGTCAGAGGCCATCCGTCGATCGGGCGGCATCATCAACTCGCTCATGCAGAAGGCGCGTCAACTCGAGCCCGGTGCCCCGCTGACGGTAGAGCTACGGGAATCGATCCAGGCAGAGGCACAGAAGATCTACAACGTCTACGCCAAGGCGGGCGCGGATAATCGTTCCCGGTTCGAGTCGTTCGCGGGCGAGCTCGGGATCGGCAAGGAAGAACTCGGCCGGATCGTCGGCGACCAAAGCGGCTTCGGCCAGTCCAACCGGGTGCCAGGTGCTAGGCCGAAGGGTGACGCCCCTGCCGGCGCTGCTGCAACGTGGAAGTACGACGAGAGTACGGGTGACCGTTACGAGACGTGGACCGATCCGACGACAGGCGAGGAAGTAGTTTCCCGGCATCGGAAGGGAGCGTGACCGATGGGTGAGATCATCCCCAAGTCGGTCGTTCCTGCCGGCCTCATTGACGACAGCGACAGCGCCGCCGATTGGGAACGTCCGGCTGCCACCGAGGGATACGAGTCGCAATACGGCGCAGCGACAGTGTCAGGCGTTCGCGATGCGGCATCCGGCTTCGGGTACTTGTCCGATCTAGCGAGGATGCCGGTCACCAAGGTGAACGCATGGGCGTTCGACCGTGAGCCGGTGCAGCCGCCCTCCGTCGGCGCGCGGATCGAGAAGCAGTTTGACCCATACCTACCCGAGCCCGGATGGCAGCCGACAACCGGCGGCGAGCAGGGCATGGCTGCTGTTGGCGAGATCGGCCTAGGAATAGCCGCATGGCTGGCAACTGGCGGCGTGGGGCTTGTCCCGGCACTGCTTAGCGGCGGGATGAAACGAGCCGTCGTTAAGGCCAGCGAGAAGTTCGCGAAGAAGAAGATGGCGCGAATGGCTGCGTCGAACGCGGCAGGATCTGGCACCGGTCGGTACGCGCAGCACAACATCGACCCGGACAACGGGTGGGCGCAGATGGGTCTACCGATGCTCGCGGGGGTCATCGCCGACCCGGCATCAGCCGCCTTAATGAGCCAGAGGGCCAGGTCGAGGGCCAAGTCCGCAGCTCGGAGCTCAGCGGGTGCGACGCGGGGCCTGCCTACCGCAACAGCCAACCGGTTGACTCGATCTATCTCGGGGCGGATTGGTCGCGGCGAATTAACCGACCACGATGTGATTGAGGTAGGGGACCGCCTGAGAGAGACGATGATGGGACGGGCAGTCCCGATCACTGATTTAGACATTCAGAAAGCGGCTGATCTCGGTCAAGACGTTGTGGTCACGCGCCTGACCTCACAGAAAGCAGTCCAGGACGAGATCCTGTTGGTGCTGGCCGAAGCTGGCGAACTGCGTAGCGCGGGCGTCCCTCGGCCTACAACGACGGGATGGGTCGAAGGCGCGGGCGTTCAAGCCGAGCAGCTAAAGGGCGTATCGCGGAGCCTCTCGTCAGTCGACTCGAACTACGCGAACCGGGCTACGGATGTGAACAAAACCGCGCGGGGTGCGTACGCCAAGGAAGCGGCAGGCATGATTCCAGAGGGCACGCAGGGCACTCCTGCGGCGATCATGGACTCGTTCGATGAAGCGGCGGAAGCATCTGCGAGAGTGGCGGGCGACCCGTGGGAGTCGGGCCTAGTCGACGACATTCTGTCCCGCACCCCAGGCGTCCGGCCTTCCGACGTGCGGCGGATCATCAACAACGTGATCCGAGACGAGGGCCTATCGGACGTGGCCGTCGATTCGCTCGATGTCGAAGGAATCATGGACCGGGTGGGCCGATACGTCGGCGAAGACGGGAAGGTGTCGGCGAAGAACTACCGCGACATCGTGCGAAGTCTCGAGGGCGAGCTCGGCGCGAAGGCGGACGTTCCGAAGGAAGTGGCGGTCCGTCTCAAGCGCGTCCACGACCGTCTGCGCGATCAACTAAAGCGGCGCTTCTCTCCCGACGACGAACGCGACTACACCCGTGCGATGGAGGACTACGCCGAGCACAAGCGAACCTTCGACCCGAACATGACACGCGGCGAGAAGATCAAAGCCGATCCGGGCCGGATGCTCGAGAGTCGTGTCGCAAAGGCGCTCGGCGAGGGCAAGACCGCGACAGTCGATGCGGCCGAAGGGATTGCCACAGTCAAGGAACTGATGAAGATCCAGGGCGAGCCGGAAGCGGTTGCAGCGCAGATCCGCAAGGCTCTAGGCGATGATCCTCAATCAATCGCGCAGGTTGAGCATCAACTGTGGCGCACGCTTCTGCGCGATGTTGAAAACGTCGATTCGACGCCGGACTCACTGAAGCGCGCGGGTGTTGCGAACGAGGGGCTGCACGACCTTGAGGGCGACGGCAAGGTACTGGAACTCTACCGCGAGATTGCCGGACCCGAGAAAGCAGGGATGGTGGACGACCTCGTCAGGAGAGGGCGGCAGGCCAGAATTGATGACTCAGGCACGGGGGCTAAAGCGTCCAAGACGGGCTCATACAGCAACATCCAGACATCCAGGGATCTCGCTATCGGCCTAGCGAACACGGCATTCAAGAACCTACGCATGGTGGTAGGCGATGCGCCTGATGATGTTATTGCTCAGCTTGCCCAGGAGGCGCTCCTTGATCCCGCTATCGCGTTCGACCTAGTGAATGTCCCGCATGGCGCGGCGTTCAGAGAATGGCACGACCGCTGGTTGCAGCGGATCGTCAAGAACTCGATGCGGGAAGGCGCAAAGCGCACACCGCCTCCAGAGGAGTAAGACCGAATGTCCGATTTGAGCGAATGGGGCGTAATCGCCTCCGACAACAACGTCACGTCCCCCGACGGAGCTCAATCCGGTTGGGTGGGTGCCGACGCTGGTCCTTGGGCGCGTGAGACGATGGCGGCTGTGGCTCGGTGGCACGCAGACCCTTCGTGGGTCAACCCGATGAAGTACGGGCTCGACCCCACCGGGAACAAGACGATTGTTCGGTCGACGGGGACGCAGATCACTATCGGCGCACCGACTAACTGGGGATCGGGTACAACGGACATCTTCAACGTCGGCCGGCTGCTCCGAATCAAGCAGAGCACGGGGAAGTGGCACTACGCATTTATCACCGCTGCGTCTACCTCGACCACTACGCTCACTCTGGATCTAAGCCTGATGGGCACAGCGACGCTGACTTCGGGTTGGACATTCGATGATAACGGACTCGAGTTCTTCTCTGGGCAGTCGGCGATAACGACGAACCAAGCGGAGCAGGCGGTCAGCCCGATTGCGTTAGGTGGCGTAGGTACGACAACGGAGCGCGATGCTCGTGTGCCTTCCGCGTTGTCTGCGCCTGCGGGCTTGCTTTGGATGAACACGACGGACAGTCTGATTCAGGTCGTTTCGGGTACGGCAGGGGCTCGGACTTGGAAGAGTGTCGCGCCGCTGGTGAGTGCCTTCGCCGATAGCGGCGGCGACATGACGCTAACGAGCCCAGCCGGCCAGTCTAAAATCACGCTCATCTCTGACCCCGCAGCCGGCTCCGCGCTGATCATGAATGACGGCACCGACGACAAGGGGAAGGTCTTCTACGACCCGGGCGGCAGTCGGATGGTCATGGAGGGCGGCGACATTTCCGCAATCGGGGGTCGCGTCTACATCTACGACAGTGACGGCGAGTTGTACCACCAGCGATGGGTGGGCGGGACACCGACTGACCTAGCTAACATGACACCAGGCCATGCCGAGAACCTGCGATTCAGGACCGGCGGCGGTTCGTTGACGGTGATCACGCATCCGGGCGGCGGGAGTCACAGGCTCGTGCATAGCGGCACGGTGCCTGCTGAGATCGGCAACCTGTTGGAATCGACGAGTTACGACGAGATCGAACTCGACATCGTGGCGGCGATGGAGTGCGAGTTCGTTACGACACCTGCATCGTTGGTCAATATCGGGATCAATATCTACTTTGGTTCGGGCCTCGACTCAACGCCACCCGCGGACCTATCGACGGGCTACGCAGCTACCGCCAGCTACTACCAAAACGGGGAAGACCCGTTTATCGCGCATTCCGGTTATTCAAACGGAAAGCTTGCGCTTCGTGTGCCTATCTACGCGGCAAGCATCCCGTCTGGGACGATCGACTCATACGCCATCTCAGTGCGTCGCGAGGATGGTACGGCCGATCTCAACTACACATGGCTTGCGAATAGCGGCGACGTTTATTCGTCGTTCTCATTCGGCCGGGCATACCGAACGCTTACTTGATTCACTGATGAATCGGCCAACTAAGGCCGGGAGGGTTATAGAGATGGACAAGTTTTTGAAATATCGGGGCCTGGTGGCGTTGGTGATGGCGTTGGTCTTCGCTGTGCCGTTGGCGAGCTCGGCGGACATTGATGTCGACAAGACAAAAGAAGAGGGCGTGATTCGGTCGACGATCAACTTTGGGACGGGGGATGCCATCAACGACATTTCCCGAGCGATTAACTCGTGCCCAACGATGACGGTCACGTTCTACCAGAACAGCGCGTCTCGGGTGACTCTGTATGAAGCCGACCCCGATGACGATACGTTTGCCGAAGTCGAAGCATCGACTTCCGTAGTCGCCTACACCGCGACGTCTACGGTATCGACCACGTTTCACCCCGCAAAGCAGTTTGTGCGGTTCGTGGTTGATGTTGCGGAGGATGCAGGCTCGAGTATTGCAATCGTCAACTGCATCAACTCGGTGGCAGGAGGTGATATCGGCGTTCTAGTCGGTGGCGCACTGGGCGTTGCTGATACGGCGAATCCGAACGACTCCGCCAATGACCTAACGTACAGCTCTGCTGTGGCCTGCGCTTCCTCGTGTTTTTTCCAAGCGTCCTCGACCTACGGCGGCGGCTGGTGGTCTTGGACGGGTAGCGCGTGGTCGCCGATGAATGAGGTTGTCCTGAGGCATCATCGTTTTGAATCGACGGCCGCCGCATGGAACGCAGCGACGTACGGGAATTTACAGTGCATCACTTCCGGGATGGGGATTAGCGACGATGATGCAAGTAACGCTTGCAACGATAACGAAGGGGATTTCGGTATCGAAAGGACGTATTTCCTCACCCGGTGGATATTTGTCCCATCCCAGGCTAGTGAAGCTACTTCGTCTTGCGATTTGAGGTTACTGAACGACTTCTCGCAGACAGCGGTAGCCAACTCAGAGTTTACTGTGGGGGCTACTGCGTTCACTCAGGGGACGCCGATCTATTCTGCGATCAATACCGAGATGCCAGCCGGGCCTATGTTTTGGCAATTCCGTGACGGGACAAGCTGCGTCACTGCTCCATGTGATTGTGATGGGGGGAACGTAGACGGTAACTTTATTTTGATGGGGATACCGGTTTGATGTCGAGGCTATCCGTGCTTGTAGCCGCGTTAGTTGTTGCTGCTGTCGTCGCATACGCTTCGTACGTTTCGGCCGACTCAAGGTTTAGCGCGAGGTTCGGTCAGTTCACTAAAGGTGAAGCCGCCCCGACAAACGACTGCACGCTGCCCGCCACACTCCCCTGCACTCTCTTATGAGGTTTGACATGCGATTATTTTCTCTGGTTATCCTGCTCCTACTCGCGGCAGGACCTTCTCAATCAGGCACGATTACTTGGGGTGATGCGGGAAACGGTACTTACGATAGCGGCGAGAGCTTGACCGCCTCAGACATCGAAGTGATTAAGACCGCAGTCGATGGCAACGACGCCGATGTCGCAACCGCAGAGGGGCGTCTGACGACTAACGAGGCTGTGATCGCTGGAGTGGGCGCGGGGATTGTTTATAATAGGAGTTTGATCGACGATAAGGCACTCGGCGAATTCAGGGTACGTGAATACGGAAACGGTAACGACCTGGCTGCGATCAACGCTGCGATCGATGCGTGTGAAGCCGCCGAGGGGGGCGTCGTCATACTCCCAGAAAATCAGATAATCATCGATCTGGACGGGGTGACATCCCCAGCCATACAGCTAACCGGGGTTGACAATACCAACGCCGTGGGAGTCCCGGATTCGTTGATGGGGGTTTGCACTCTTGAAGGTTTCGGGCCGGGGTATCTTGTGAACAACTCTGGATCATCCGTAGATGTTGGCGGTTCTGAGATCAAGTTCAGCAACCTTGATTTGATGACTGCCACGGGCGGACAGCGTGTGATTATAGAAGCGACCGGAGACGGGCAGATCATGCGAAACTTCCACGTTAGCTTGAGCGGAGGGACGCTCACTGACGAGATGGTCGCCATAAAGTGCATGGAAGGTAAGGGATCTCGTTACTCAGACATAACAGTGAGGACGAGTAACGCTAGCGATACCGGCGTTGGGTTCGAGATGGAGGGGTGCGAGAAGTCCTCCCTTGTTAATCTGCGCGGAACTCAGTTAGGCGTCGGCCTTCGTTTGAGTAATGGTGTGGGCGAGAACAATAACTCGATATCGGTCATTAATTCGACATTCTCCGGAGGCGATAAGGGCATCTACATCGAGGGCGACGCGTCACCGACGAACAATGGATGCGCGGCTAACCTTGAATTGGTGGGGGGGCACTTGGAAGGCAACGCCACCGCCGGGATTGACCTCGCATCAAACTCGCTATGCACAGTGAATGCCCGGGGAATACTCATAGAGAGTTCGGCGGGTGGTGTGAATGTCCGTATCAATGCCGCTGCCGCTGCATTTAGAATGTTTGGCGGCCACCTCCAAGGCTCCGCCGATTACGACCTAGAGAGGACTGTTGCACAAGCGTATGTCACAGGCGACTCCGGGGATCAGCTTGTTGGGCCAGACCTGCTAGTCGGGGTTGACTCTTACAACGATTACAACATCACGGCGGGAACGGTCATTGCGCAGGATGTTGCATTCAGGGAGTCCACGTCCAACCTTTCAGGGTTGAGGGTGGTCAGATCCGACGGTCCCGAGATCGAAACGGTATCGACGACGACCTTATCTCCGCCCGCTTCGTCGATGTGGGGCCGAGCGTTCTATTGCACAAACGCGAGTGGCTGTGACATCACGCTACCCCTGGCAGTAGAGGGAATGAGCGCGTATTTCTACGACCGTAATGGGGGCGGTATCGTCACTCTAGACGCGAACACGGGTGACATATTCGAGCTTGACGGCGCTCTGCTCGACGCTGGAGACGCAATCGACTCCCCGGGCGCTCGTGGTAACTTCGTCTCGATCCACGCCTACGATGACACGCACTGGATAGTGCTAGGCAAGGGCGGTACATGGATCGACGGAGGTGCTAACTGATGCTACGCAAGATCTCCGCAACGATCCTGGCATCACTCCTGCTAACCGCGCCTACGCTTGCCAGTCTGCCTATGTACCAGCTTGCGGGGAATGGGGGTAGCGGTGGTGCTGCCGGGTTCATCAACACCGCAGGGCTCTATACAAACGAAGCAGCCCTAGACCGATTCGATGCGCTCGGCTCCGCAGACGAAACTAGCCTACTAGGCGGGAGTCACGCGGGCGAGGTGGACACGGAGCCAGAGTGGGACGCTGTCCATCTTATAATCGCAGAAGAGTATGTCGGAGACAGCAGCACTTGCCGTCCTAACTCACTAGCCGCATCGCACGTTGATGTGTTAGCGGATAAATACGACCTGCCAGAACAAGCAGCCTCGCTCTACTCGCTAGCCCTCGCAGGATCGATAACTAACTCCGATGCCTACTTTGCTATTGCCCGCACGCACCTTCTCGAGCTAACGGACGACACTACCGGCATCACATTCGACATTGCAGGGGTTGGTACAGGCGGGGTGGGTGCAGAGCAATGCGCCCTGGACCTTGCAACCGCGGTTCCTTGGTTCATAGAGACGGCACTGAGGCTAGAAGACGAATACGCTTCTTGGACGTATGACGATCGTCTTCAGCTCGCGACTTGGCTATCGACTAATTTTCCCTTAGTGCACTGGGCGACTACACGGAAGAACAACTGGGGACCGGCCGGTATGAGCGCCGCACTTACTATCGCCTACTACGCAGACGGCCCGATTACTAGCCTCACTTACTTCGATGGGTCTACGACAACCCCCGCGAATTACGTATCGACGCAGATCGATTTGGAGCTCGCCGAGTGGGTGTCCGATTCCATCGGTGATGAACTTGATTCGACATGCACTGCAACAGTGTGGGGTGTTCAGACAGGGGGCGCGCTTCCCGACGAAGTTCGCCGATCTGACGGCACGAACGACGTAGCCAACTGCAACGAGACAGACCTGGAATTTGCTGACTGTCTGTCTGGCGGCGGCCCTTATACGTCAGGTTGCGGAGGATCAAGCGGCGCTGTCTTCTATTCCCAGAAGTCAACGCAGCTCTTATCTAGGTTGTGCGAGGCCCTCTACTCGATCGACCCATCGAACCCAGACCGTTGTTATGAGCTAGTCGCAACCGCGAGTGGGAACGAGACGCTGTACGACATGATTGTCGGGAGCACGACCATCGAGGTGAGCTCTTCTGGTCTGTTCCAGGATGTCTGGACGACTGATACTACGCAGGGCTCTCGGTGGTTGGCGGGTCAATACTATGGCGCGAACAAGTCCGGCGTCGATTCGTGTATCACTGATGCCCTTGACGATGGATCGGTATTCATTGAGGGCGGTAACGATGTCCCCTATGCCCGCATAACACATGCTGATGGCGCGGCCTATGCTGCTACTCCGTCGGCTTGCGGAGCATCGACGATCACCGCTGCCTTCACCGCGACTTGCTACACCGACCCATGCTTACCAGACTCGGCAGTTCATTTTGACGCGAGGGCCACTTCTGACACCGCGTTCACCCGTGAGTTTCACAGCATCAAGTACGAGTGGGACTTTGGAGATTCGGGGAAAGGCAACTGGACTACAGGCGCCGCTCAGCGCGATTCAGGATGGGACAAGAACTACGACATCGGGGCTCTCGCCGCGCATAGCTATTCGACTTCAGGCGTGAAGACGATCACGCTCACGGTGACGAATGCGAACGGTGACACCGACACTCACGAGGAAACCGTGACGGTCGTCGTTGAGGACGATCAGTTCCCAACGACTGCGACGATCTGTATCAGCAACGACACCGACCACACTGGTTGCCCCGCCGACGCACTGGAAGTGGATAGCGTGTCGGACTTTGATGCAGCTTTGACAGCAGCTTCGCCTAACGGGTGCGACGCGGACGCGCTTCACGTCCGGTGCCTATTCAAGGGCGGTGATTCGTTCGCCAGCGGTAGTGCTGCAACCCTCTTTAATACATCCAGAGCTACTGGGTCCACGTCTGGCATCGTCGGCAGCTACGGAACCGGGGACTTCATCATTACCCAGGCCGCAGGGCTCAATACGGGAATCATCAACCTCGGAAGCGAGTGGGTGATGCGAGACATGACCGTCACTGTTGCGGGATGCACGGCAGGCGCGGGGAACTGCACCGGCAAGCTCGTATTCGCTGGAGAGAACAGCGGCGGCACGCTCACCAACTTCTACAACACAGCGAACAGGATCACGGCGACTGGCGTAGCCCATAAGATTGTGGGGGCGGACGGGCAGGGCACGATACCGTTCATGGCTTTGGTCGATTCAGACATCACACGCGGCGCGGTCGGATGCGGCGGGAGTGGGTCGCTCGCCTTTTGGAATGGCCGAGGCGTCATACTTCTAGGCACGAAGCTAGCGAACAACAAATGCGCGTCGGGCGTCTTCCGCTCGGCTCACTTCGCCACGCAAACTTATTGGACAGATCTTGTCCTCTCTCACAACAACACGTCCGGCGATACCGAGTCTATGGGCACGTTTAGGCTTCGCGGGAAGATGCGAGGGGCGGTATTGGTCGATAACGACATCCTCTACGAAGCCCCGGATAGTGGCGGCGAGATCATCAACATGAGGGTCGAGCA